GCAAGTGCAAGATGCCGCAAAAGGATCGACATATCGTACTGTCTGGTCTGATGGGTGAATTCCAGAAGCATACAGCCGGTAGCGTGTACGTGATCCCCAAGTTGAGCGTAGATCTTGATACGCCAGAAGGTCAAAAAGCGTTTGCTGAATTCAACTCTGATACTGTGAAGGCCGGTTACGAAGGCATCATGGTCAAGGATCCAGAAGCACCGTACGAAACAAAGCGTACTGCTGCCTGGTTGAAGATCAAGCCGTTCATCGAAGTATCGCTGACTATTGTTGGCTTTGAGGAAGGCGAAAAGGGCAAAGCAAACGAGGGTAACCTGGGTGCTTTGATCTGTGAAGGTGAGGATGACGGTAAATTTATTCAAGTGAATGTTGGTGGTGGCTTTGGTAAAGACACTGTCATGCGCGAAGAAATCTGGAATAATCGAGACAAGTACCTGGGCTACATTGTTGAAGTTCGGGCCGACGTGATTACCAAGGAACAGAACAGTAACGATGTGTGGTCGCTGCGTTTCCCACGCTTTAAGGGATTCCGTGGTACTGCCCCGGGTGAGAAACTGTAATGGGACAGCTGGTTACTCTTGACCAGCTGAATCAAGGACTAGGGTGGAGCTGGTATTTTTCGGAGTTTGAAAACAAATATCCGAAGCTACCCTGCTCCGCCTTTCCTTATTCCCTGGCTATTCGTAGAGATGTCATTGATGAGCCGCATGCGACAAATTACGATTTGAAGAAACGCATTCGTACATGGGTAATTGATTCCGTTTCTGATATTGTAATTCTTGATATCATCAAGAAGGACTATTACCACTATTGGTCCGATTCGCATGATGGTGGATACAATCTAGTCTGGAGCTATCATGTATTTCACTTTGGAAATGAAGCGGAAGCGTTGATGTTCAAACTGGCGTTTAGCGAATACATCTCGGAAATTTTACCGTACGATCCAGTAAAGCTACCAAATTACATTCAATCCGCCCAAAAAGATTTGAAGCGATCACAAGATAGCTTCGACCGTGGTGAAGAACGCTATAACGAAACGACTAAGAAAAAGGATCGACTCTCAATCGAAACTCTTAACAAAACGTTTGATGCCAAGTTGCAAGACTGGAATGGCGAAACCGATTTGAGCTTTACCGATCAAGATAATAACGAAATCGAATGCCCTGAACTGCAACAGCGTTACAGGCGTCTCTACAATCTCCGACGCGATGAGCGTCGTCTCAAAGATATTTTGGACATACACAGTACGTTTGTTCCAAAGTCGCGTTACTAAGCGTTATATACTCTTTTAATTCCAAACTCTGTAAATAGATAAATCCCCAGTTGCGCTTGGGGATTTATTGCTATTCCGGTTCTTAAAAACTAGAATGGCAGCACATAACGGAATTTGGAATATGAACGAAGGTAAGATTGGCTTTTGCTGTAAGTGGATGAGCCCCACCGGTGATAAAAACGCCGAACTGCTCATGAACCACAAATCTACCACGATCGCATGTTTGTCCAGATTAAACGACACGAAAATTATCTCAAAGCTACTAGACTTGGTACATCATAATTTAGATGTTACTAAGAACTTGGTAAGTTGGGTTGCGCAGCTACCCCTCAATCAAAGAATGCTACGTTTGGGATCTGAGCTATTGCCAGGTTATACTCACGAAGTTGCTCATTGGGCGTATCAAGAACCTATTATCCGCGAAGTCATGGAGACTAAGTTCGCAGAGATTGGCAATATTGCCAGAGCCTCCGGCGTTCGTATGTCGTTTCATCCAGGACAGTATTGTGTATTAAACTCAGTTAGTGAGATTACACAAATGCGAGCGGTAGAAGAACTTGAATATCATGTTGAAATGATGCGCTTGATGGGCTTTACTACTGGATGGCATCCACACGGTGCTACGATTAATATCCACGTTGGTAGTAAAGCGGGTGGTGTAGAGCGGCTTATATCTGGGTTTAAGACACTCAGTAACGATGCGCAAAACTTACTCACTATCGAGAACGATGAAATCTGCTATGGTTTAACTGATGTTGAGCCAATTGCAGAACATATAGCATTGGTACTAGATATTCACCATGAATGGGTTTTTAGTGCAGGTCAGTATATTCAACCTGACGATAAGCGTATTCAATACGTAAAGGATAGCTGGAGAGGCACCAGGCCTCTTGGGCACTACTCTGTTACCTCAGAGAACATCCTTATAGGTCATGCTGAAGACGTACTGCCAGACTTCACCACCATGCGTGGTAGTGGCATGTCTTTGAGAGATATTCGTGGTCATAGCGATAGCTGCTGGAATCAAGCAGCGAACGACTGGGCCTTATCACATACAAGTTGGATGGACATCGAGGTTGAAGCCAAACGCAAGAATCTCGCTTCAGCACAACTTATTGCTCGTGGAATACAAACAGGCATATTAAAGAATTAATTTTGACACATTTTACCATCAACAATAAACTACACCGTACCATAACAATAAAAACAAAGGACTACAAATGGACCTGACAGCAGACAACAAAATCGCAGTGCGTGACCTTATCACGAAGGGCCTACAAATCCAAGAAGAGATTTCTGATCTCCGCGGTGGTTTGGGTGACCTTATCAAGAAAGTAGCAACAGACATTGGTTGTGAACCAAAGGTTCTGAAGCAAGCTCTCCGAGTTGCCAAGAAGGGCAACCTCTCTGAAGTACAAGAAGATACCGAGAACCTCGAAGAAGTTCTGCGTATCGCTGGCCGCGCATAAGCAACACACCACTAGAAAAATAAATACGAGCCCCGAAATTCGGGGCTCGTTCTTGGAGACATTTTGTTCAAAGGTATCATTAACAATTGGATCAAGGACTTCAAAGATAACCCAGTAGTGTTCTGGCTTGAACTTGTTGGTATCATGGGTGGTATGATTGCCGCCGGCACCATTGCTTTTACTGTTCCTACCGTACCATTCTTTTTTGTGTACACCACATATATTATTGGTAGTTCATGCTTAATTATCGCAAGCTTTTTGCGTAATAATGGCTTCTGGGTTATACTCAACTTCTTCTTTGTTAGCATTGACATTATGGGTATTTGCCATCTCTTAGATAACAAGTTCCATGTCATTGCTGCAATAGAAGCTTTCCTGAGGTAATCTAATGGCATACGTTGACGCCAGATATAATAAAGATCACGATGAGATTAATGTAGTAGAACGTAACGCTGACGGCGAACGTATCTACAAAACTTATCCAGCGAATTACATTTTTTACTACCCAGATCCACGGGGTAGGTATAAGAGTATTTTTGGTGATGTATGCCAGAAATTCTCGTCTTCTTCGAACAAAGCATTCATGCGTGAGAAAATGCTTGTTCAGAGAAGTAAGCGTTTGTTTGAAAGCGATATTAACCCAGTATTCCGGTGTTTGGAAGAAACATATCGCCATGTTGAAGCGCCAGCATTGAACTTGTGCTTCTTCGACATTGAGGTCGCGTTCGATACTAAACGTGGTTTTGCACCGACTGACGACCCATTCAATGAAGTAACGGCAATTTCATGCCACCTCAGCCATATCAATAAAATGATTACGCTGGTGTTATGTCCGCCATCTTTGACACTTGAACAAGCAGAAGTAATTTCGAATAAGTTTGAAGATACTTTCTTGTTCGATAACGAAGCAGACCTGTTGAAGACTTTCTTGGAAGTTATTGAAGACTCAGATGTTCTATCAGGTTGGAACTCAACTGGCTTCGATATTCCATATTTGGTTAATCGTATTATCCGCATTCTTGGTAAAGACTTTTGCCGTAAGTTTTGCTTATGGAACGAGATGCCAAAGAAGCGAAAATACATCAAGTTTAAGAAAGAATCAACCACATACGATCTGGTAGGTCGTGTGCATTTGGACTATCTGGAACTGTATCAGAAACATAACCCACAGCAGTTGCACTCATACCGTCTTGACTTTGTTGGTGAGATTGAAGTTGGTGAGAACAAAACTGCATATGAGGGAACACTTGATGACTTGTATAAGAAGGACTTCCAGAAGTTCATTGAATACAATCGTCAAGATACGATGTTGTTGGTAAAGATTGACGCGAAGAAGAAATTCATCGAACTGGCAAATCAGATTGCGCACACGAATACAGTGTTGTTGAAAACAACCATGGGTTCAGTAGCACTGATTGAGCAAGCTATTGTCAATGAAGCACATGACTTGGGGATGGTTATTCCCGATCGCAAACGTGAAGAAGTGATTGAATCTGATGATGACGATGACTTACTTGACGATGAAGACGAAGAAGACGTAAAGAACACGGCAGTTGGTGCATATGTGGCAAAGCCAAAGACTGGTCTTCAAGACGAGATTGGATGTTGCGACATTAACTCCCTGTATCCATCTGCTTTGCGAGCTTTGAACATGAGTCCAGAGACGTTGATTGGTCACATCAGACCAGAACGTACTGAAGCCATGATTGCGCAACGAATTGCTGATGGTGTTCCCAAGTCTGAATTGTGGGAAGGCGTATTTTGTACACTTGAGTTTGATGACATTATCGAACGCAACAAGAACGCAGTCATTGTTGACTTTGAAGATGGATCATCACGCCAGTTCCGTGCTGATGAATTGAACGACTACATCTTCCATGAAAATCGTCCTCTGTGCATCACAGCTAACGGTACGATCTTCCGCACTGACATTCCAGGGGTTATTCCTAGCTTGTTGGCACGTTGGTATTCACAGCGTAAAGAAATGCAAGCCCGTGAGAAGACATATGGTCATGCACTTGATGCTGGTGCAACACTGGCTAAGGTGTTGGGTGATGCTGCTCCTGCGTTTATTGCTGAGTTGGAACTTGCATTGCCAAATGCAAAGAAAACAGATGCCGATGTTGGTAAGTTCATGAAAGCACTGTATTCTAAGAATGCAGAGTTGGTTGCTGACTATATGGTCACATTGAACTTTAGACTTGCAGACGGCAATATATACGCAGTAGATAAAGTTGATGCGAAGTATTGGAACTCGTTCTGGAATCAACGACAACA